TTATTTTGTGTTGCATTTCGTGTTGCATAACTCTGAAAAATGCGTGTTTGCTATCTCATTCATCGACATGGTTTTGTCATCCATTGTATGGCGATACACTTCTTTTAGGGTTCCATCGTTCCCCCATCCCCCTCGCTTCATGATATAGGCATCCGGGATCCCCAATGCATGTTGGATGGATGCGGAGTAGTGCCGGAGATCGTGGAAGCGGAACAGCTCCATTTTATTTTTCTTGAGAAGATCATGAAACTTCCTTGTGATCTGATTCGGATCCAGCGAAACGATCCTTCCCTTTTTCCCCTTTATCTTTTCGATTACAAAGTCCGGAAAATCAATATAGCGATCACCGGCGTAAGTTTTCGGCGTTTTTATGATCCATTGACGTTCCGTGTTCAAGACCATATTCTTCGTAATGTGGACCATGTTTCCGGAGATATCGTTGGATGTCAGCGCACCGATCTCCCCGCGCCGCATCGGACCGAATGCCGCAAGCAGGATCGGGATCTCCAACTCTGTCCCTTTTGCACACTCCATAAGACGCTGTATCTCCGCGTCTGTAGGCACGTAGATCTTCGGGCGTACTTTTTCCGGGAGCTTGGTGTTCAAAGCGAAATTCGGACGATACACGCCTAAAACAGCAGCGATCAGTCCATGAGCGTTACGCACTGTCTTGGGTGCGTGATTTGCGGCAAAGGCGTTGATTGCAACCTGCACCTGCTCCTGCGTCAATGTAGGAACCTTCTGATTCATTAGCTCCTGCATGTCCTTCTTCCGGGTCCGGCGGTAGTCCATAACCGTTCTGGGTGATAGCAGGGACAACCGCTCATCAGTGTAACGGTCGATCGCTTCCCCCAACGTGAGATTCTGCACACTCGTTGCATTCTCCTTCTCAGCGGCCCATTGAGCCGCCATCTGTTCCGCAATACGTTTTCCCTTCGGCCCCGGCACATCCGAGGTGAAGCTCTTGTAAATACGTTTGTCCTTCTTTTTTCCGGTCTTCGGATCAATAGATGTCTCAATGTGTGAGAATACCTGGCACCTCCATGATCCAGACGGTAATTTTTTTGCTGTTGCCATGTAAATACCTCATTAAGTGTAAAAAAATAACAGCCACCGGAATCTTTCGATTCCGCTTGCATGGCTGTCCAGAAAGTGATACACTATGTGTGTAGGTTTCAGAATATCTCTTTCTGGAGCTATAGAATCGGTTTGGTGTGCCAGCACTGAACCGATTTTTTCATTTGTAGTATGTGCAAAAATATTTTTTTATTCGCGAAAGCAAATTTATTTTTTGCTGTCTGCTGAGTCTGTTGATGAAATAACTTGACCGGAATCAGCGTTCACAAAATCAACGTGGACGTTCTCGACCGGAGTTCCGTTGAAAATATTATAAACTCCAGACATCATATATAACTGCATGACGGACATTGACTCGCTCAAGTCCGGTTCTGCGTTCTTTGTTGTGATCGTGAAGGAAGTGAAATCATCGTTCGCCGTGATGTCTGTGATGTTCGGATAATCTTTGGAGCCGATCATCTTTGCCAGTGATTCGTTGATGCTGTCCGCATACGACTTCATCATCTCCGCATGCTGGCTCTTCGTCATCTCATATGTGGCACTTCCATCATCGTTCAGAGTAGCCTTGTAGCCGTATTCAGCAGCCTTTTTATCAAGATCTTCCTGCGTGGAGCCTCCGACGAATTCGGCCGGGATATTCAGAGTAACATCAAATACACCCTTATCCACCGAAACATCTCCAACGGCTTCGAGGTTTGATTTTGTCTCGCTGGTCTCTTCGGCGGCTGTTGTCTCTGCAACGGTGGTCTCCTGCGCCGCTGTGGTTTCCGCTGCTTTGTCTGCCCCACACCCAGATAACATGAGTGTAGCTGTTAAGGCAATCATATAGATCTTCTTTCTCATAATACTTTTACACCTCTAAAATTATTTTATTTTCCATGTATGCCCGCATTTCTGGCATACACACATGGTGGAATGCTCGGTGTTGGAATACTTCTCAGTTTTTCCTTTTGCACCCTTCAAAAGCTGATAGGGCGATGTAAGCAACCAGAACATAGCTTTAAAGATCCATATCCACCATGAAACACACAGCCAGTATACCCAACCGTGCTTATGAACTCTCACAACTTCCTCCGATACAACTTGAACTTTCACATCTTCGCTTCCACATTTTGGACATATCATACTGTTTTCCTCCTTGCTCATGCATAAACTTCAAATATTTGCATATACTCATCATATCACTACAAATAATTGAAGTAAAGACAATGTTACTGTTCAATTTTGACATTTTTCGGGAAAGAGAGGTACATGAATGGATTATAAGTAGAAAATCATCGACTTGCTGGAGAAGGTGCAGACGGATCAGACGTTGGAACGGGTATACAAATTATTATTGTATCTCTATTTGAGAGAATAACAGAAGAGCCGGGGAATGAATCCTCGGCTCTTCCTTTTTCGTACTATTCTTTTTTGAGTTCATTTAAGATCTCTTCGATCTGCCGCCAGCGGCTTTCGTCCAGCCTTGCGAACTGTACAAGAATCTTCTTGGCGAATTCGTTGTCTCCCGTCATGACGGAATCCACGATAGCCTGCGCATCGCTATCGTCATCCTGGAACATTTCCCCGGTTCCGTTCACGAGCCAATCATAATTGACTTTATGGGCGGCACATATCAGCTTGATATTCTTTTCAGACAAATCTCTTTGCCCGCTCTCGATCATGGAGAGTGCAGCTTGCTTAATAGCAAGCGTTTCGGCGAAATCTTTCTGATTCATACCAAGCTTCTTTCTAAGAGCAGAAACTCTTTCATTGATTGTTCCCAAATGTATCCCTCCTTTCATTATTATGATATCACTTGTGTGATAAAAAGTCAAGAAAATGTGATAAAAACGCTTGACAAAATATAACAAGAGTGATAATATACAATCACAAGGGTGATACAAAAACCTTGAGCGCTTGCCGCAAATGAAAAAATCTGATGGGAGTGTCGTTCCCACCAGATCATCATCAAGTTTGTTTACCCTATATGCTTTGCAGATTAAAAAATCGCAACCAACGACACTGGTCGCTTCTTGAAGCACCTTGTCACTTTCGCAGTCTTGAATCTGCAACATGCCTAATCGCTGACAAAACAGCCAGAGCCGTCTTTAACCTGTTTTAACTGTCTAGGTATCAGTGCGGACGGATTAAAAGCAAAGGGAGCAGGCAAAGTCAAAAGTTTGGTCATGGGAGACCACTCCTTCCTTTTGCCATTAGGCATAACCATAATAGCACAAACAAGCGGCGAGCGCAATTATAAAGATTCAAACAGATTCAATAAATAAGAATCACGAGGAGGATGAAAATGAAAGTAAACCGAAAAAAGCTTGAACTTGTGATGGCAAGAGCCTGCATGAACACGGGGGATCTGGTAAAAAAGTCCGCCATGCCTCGACCGACAGTAAACAATGTGATTATGGGACGAGACGTGAGACCGGCAACACTGGGAAAGGTTGCCCGTGCATTGGATGTCGATGTGACAGACATCCTTGAAGTTGAAGAATAGAACGACCGAAAGGGGCGAGTATATGTCAGACGAAAAAAGAAACCTTATCAGAGATGTAACAACACAGATCGACAAGCTCCCGGAAGATAAAAAGCATTATATCCTCGGCTATATGGCTGGAGTGATCGACTGCAACACGGAAGCCTGTAAGGATCAGAAAGACAAATAAAGGGGTGAGAGCATGAAGGTTACGTATGGGAAAGAGAAGAGTGACAACATTCGCGTGCTGATCGCCAAAGTCAAGGCGCAGAAGCAGTACGACAACGAGAAGATGGCGAAGTGCTTAGGACTCAAGATCGGAACCTATTACAATCGCCTCCGCGATCCATCCACCTTCCGCTCCGGAGAGCTGTGGCGGCTGATGCAGATCGGAAAGGTCTCAGACAGCGAGAAAGCGGATTATCTGTAAGGGAGGTGGGCGGAATGACGATGTTCCTGTTGGGAGCTATGGTCGGGGCTGCTGCAACACTTGCATGGCTGTGCATATGGGCGGACCGGATCGAGAGAGAAAAACACGACAAGAAAGGTGAATAAAGATGGATGAGAGCACAAAAGATAGTCCACTGGCAAGCGAAGTGATCGCGCAGGCGAGAATGGAAACAATCAAATGGATGATCGCGTGGACAATAACGGCGGCGTTCGCGATGGGAAGCAATTTAGCGTGGATCATCGCTGCGTGTGTGAACAGATAGGGGGGATCAGATGAAATCAATGATCTTAATCATGAGCCGCCTGGAAGCCGAGAAGCGGCTCAGAGCAAAAAAACGTCAGATGATGATTCGGCAGGCGATCAAGTACCTCGCGCGGATCGCAACACTCGCATGTGGCTTCTGGGGAGTGTTCGCGATCACAGTGCCTTATTCCACGATGGGCGTGGCGGGTGTGCTGGCGGCGCTGGCGATGATACCAATGATGTATGGGATGGAGGAAATGGAATGAAGAAATATGAATTAACTGCTGAAAGCATCGTAAAGTTCGGGATAACGCTTTTCAGAATCAAAGCACTGGTCGCATTTGGAAATGTGGATGCGGGAGAACTCGGAGGATTTGTCGAGAAGGAAGAAAACTTGAGTCAGTCCGGTGACGCGTGGGTTTCCGATGATGCGAGGGTTTTCGGTGACGCGCAGGTTTTCGGTGACGCGCAGGTTTTCGATGACGCGCAGGTTTCCGGTGACGCGCAGGTTTTCGGTGACGCGCAGGTTTTCGGTGACGCGAGGGTTTCCGGTGACGCGAGGGTTTTCGGTGACGCGAGGGTTTCCGGTGACGCGCAGGTTTCCGGTGACGCGAGGGTTTCCAGTGACGCGAGGGTGTCTAAGATGTCTCATTATTTGGTTGTTGGTCCGCTGGGTAGCCGTGACGACTTCACAACATTTTTCCGGACGAAACATCTTACTATCGGGGTGAGATGCGGATGCTTTAAAGGCGACACTGATGAATTTTTCAGGGCAGTAGAAAAGACTCATAGGAAAAATAAACATGCGCAGGCATATAAAGCGGCTATAGCATTAGCAGAAAGTCGGATTGATTTAAACGAGGAGGAAAACGATGAAGAAGAGTCTTGAAAAGAAGGCTGAGAAGCTGAGAAGAAAGAAGATCCACGAGATGTTGGATGTAGTGATGGACATCGACAGACTCACAGTAGCAGCGAGGTTCGAATTTTCTGGTGTGTCAAATGGGTGTTGGGCTTACATCTGCAAAGACCCGTATGACCCATGTCAAACAACTAAGATGCTGTATGCGTTTGAAGACTTTCGCGGGGACTATGATGAATTACTCAAAGATCTTAAAGAGGAAAGGAAGCAGTTGCAGGATGCTAGACAGGTGTGATATCTGCGGCGCATATCTGGAGGATGGCGGGCTCCTCTGTGAGAGATGCCGGGAAGATATGAACCGCCGGATCAAACATAGAAACGAAAGAAACGAGAACAGAGTGAAAGAATTGGAGGTAGCATATGAATCTGTACGAAATTAACGCCGCTCTTGAGCAGGCATACGAGGAAGCGGTGGATCCGGAAACGGGCGAGATCATCGAGAACGCCGCATATGCAGCCATTGACGGCTTGCAGATGGAACTTGAGGAGAAAACGGAGAACGTTCTTCTGTGGATCAAGAACTTACAGGCGGATGCGGAAGCACTGAAAAAGGAGAAGATGGCATTCGCCGACCGTCAGGCAAGAGTGGAAGCGAAAGCCGAAAGTCTTAAGAAGTATGTCAGTGGCGTTCTCAACGGGCAGAAGTTCCAGACGGCAAGGGTGTCAGCATCATGGCGAAAGTCAGAAGCGGTTGAGTATGTTGGCAATGTGTTTGAATTGCCGGAAGATTACATCAAGTATTCTGATCCAACTGTGGACAAGACAGCACTGAAAAAAGCATTGAAAAATGGTGAGGAGATCGAAGGCGCAAGACTTGTTACCCGTCAGAACCTCCAGATCAAGTAAGGAGTGCTTATGGCAGAGAAGAAGAACATTTTCGAGACGATCAACGCCGTGATGGAAGAGATTGGAGCGGTTGGGAAGAACAGCAGAAACGAACAGCAGAAGTACATGTACCGCGGTGTTGATGATGTTATGAATGCACTCAACCCGGCATTTATTAAGCATAAGCTTCTTATGGTGCCGGAAGTAGTCAGCCAAAAGCGTGAAGAACGTCAGACAGCGAATGGAAAAAATATTATCTATTCCGTTCTCTCCGTCAAATATACCTTTTACGCGGAAGACGGCTCATCCATTTACACGATAGTGCCGGGAGAAGGAATGGACAGCGGTGATAAGGCAAGTAATAAAGCAATGAGCTCAGCGTTCAAGTATGCGTGCTTCCAAACGTTCTGCATCCCGACCGAGGAGATGAAAGACCCGGACGCAGAGACACCACCGCCGAGTACGCCGGTATACGCGACAGATCAGATGCGGGACACTTTCCTTGCAGAGTGTAAGCGTATCGGAAAACCTGCAAAAGTGATCCTCAAAATCATTGGCGCACCGTCGCTTGCTGAGCTGACCGTAAAGCAGTTTGAAACGGCTATGATGAACTTTAAGAAGACGCCATCAGCGCCGACATCACCGCCGGCGAATGTGCCAGACAAAGCAGACGAGGGCTTGCCGCGGAATGAGCCAACGAGGTAAATCACATGGAGTGTACTGGGAAGCTTAAAGGAGTCGCGAAGGATTGGGTGACAGGAAAGTGGAATATCACCTTTGAGGTGGACGGAGACATCGTGGCCGGACTCGATCAAATGAGGGACAAGCTCCTCACTATCGTAACGAAGATCTACCGGAAGAAACGGAGCCTTGATGCAAACGGAATGTACTGGAAGCTCTTGGGTGAGCTGGCGGAGGCAACACACGTCAGCAAACCCGCCATGCACAACATGCTTCTAAGGCGTTATGGACAGCTTTTGATAATAGACGGACAATGCACAATACTTCGGATCCCGGACACAGATGTAGCCTATGACAAGGCGTTGGAGATGTCTGAGGTTCATATCCGCCCCACAAGCCAGACGATTGACTACAACGGGAAACGGGATCGCGTCTATTATCTTCTCCGAGGCTCTCACGACTATGACACCAAAGAGTTCTCTGAGCTTCTGAGCGGGCTTATAGACGAGTGTAAGCAGTGCGGCATACCAACAATAGCACCAGACGAGTTTAACCGCCTTATGGACGCATACGAGAAAGGACATCATGGCTAAGAAATTATGGAGCATTTTCACCGATGACATGAATCACTGCTACTTTACGGGATCGCCGGAAGTGGAAAGGCACCACGTCTTCGGTGCTGCGAACCGCAGCAGATCGGAAGTGTACGGATATGTGATCCCGTTGCACCCGACACTGCACCCAAATGGGGCGATGTTCAAGCGCACGAAAGAGAACTTGAAAATTGATAAGTATCTAAAACAGCGCTGCCAGAGAGATTACGAAAAGTTTCATGGCAGCAGAGCGGACTTCATAAAGGAGTTCGGGGAATCATACTTGTAAGGAAATCTTACAGGTTGGAATCAACCTCCAAATGGCACCTTTACATGTCACAGCATCTTATCGAGTGCCATTTTAATACATACCTCAAGCCCCGGCATGATCCGGGGCGGAAAGGAGGAGCAATGAAAGAGAAGGTAGACATGAATCTTGCTATGCTCATCGTGTACAATACGCTGGGCATAGGGAAAGAAAATGCGGTCAGCCGCAGGCAGATCGTGGAATCGACAGGATACCCGGACCGGTTGATAAGAGAATGCATCGAGCGGCTCAGAGAAGAAGACCCAATACTTTCCGCCACCGATGGAAGTGGCTACTACATTGCCACAGAGGACGCACAGGGAGTCACGGAAGCCGTCGAATGGGTAACAGGGCAGAACCGCAGGGCGAAGTCTATACGGAAGTCATGCAGCGGCGCACAGAAGCTTATAAGCAGAGTACAGCAGATGGAGATGGGACAATGAAATATAGTTTTACGATCCACGGGCGGCTCAAGGGACTTAATGACTACATAGATGCCTGCCGGAGAAATCCGAAAGGCGGCGGCAGATTCAAGCATAAGGAACAAGCGTGGGTTTCCCTCTGTGTGAGAAATAAGCTCAGAGGGGTCAAGATCAGACGCCCGGTCATTATCCATTATCACTGGTACGAGCCGAACCGGAGACGGGACCTTGATAACATCGCAGGGTTTGGTCACAAGGTGATTCAGGATGCGCTGGTGGAGTGTGGAGTGCTTGCCAATGATGGATGGAAAGAGGTTTGCGGATTCACGGACACCTTCTCCGTCTCTCAGAAAGAGCCTTACATTACAGTAGAGCTTGAGGAGATGATCCGATGACGAGAGACAGCATGGTTTTTTATAGCTCATTCGCTGAGGCGATCAAGCTGATGCCGAAAGAACAGCAGTTAGAGGCGCTGTGGGCGATCATTGACTATGGTCTGGATGATACGGCGCCGGATCAGAACGCGAACGCAATGGCGAAAGTCATCTTTCAGATGGCGAAACCGCAGATAGATGCCAACGTTAAGCGGAAAGCAAACGGCATGATGGGCGGCAGACCTAAAAACAATGGTTGTGAAGATGAGAAACCTATGGTTATCGAATCAGAAAACCATAGGTTAGAAACCGAAAAACCTAATGTAAATGTAAATGATAATGTAAATGATACAAAAGAAAACACTCTAACGAGTGTTAAAGAAAAGCGCTTCGCGCCACCCACCCCGGAGGATGTGAGGGAATATTGCCGGGAAAAGGGCTTGAACGTGGATGCTGATCGTTTTGTTGATTTCTACGAGTCAAAAAACTGGTATGTCGGGAAAAACAAGATGAAAGACTGGAAAGCAGCAGTGAGGAACTGGGCAAGAAGCCAGCGGCAGGAATCGACCGCCAAAGGCACTGAGAAGCCCAGAAATCGCTTTGATAACTTCCAGCAAAGAGAATATGACTATGACGCCTTGATCGCCCGGGAAATGGCAAGCAGGAGCGGCACATAGGCGGAAAGGAGCGTTATGCGAGCGAGGAACAGAGGGTATAGCGAGTATGGGATCCCGCCGGATGATGTCAGGCGCGTCCGGGATTACTGCCGGAAGATGGGGAGAGAGGACCGGTTGAGACTCTTCCAGTGCGCAATTTCTAACGCTCCGGGGCTCGAACTGCTGATTTACGAGAGCCTGACGGAGGGTGTTGGATATGATCGGCTGGATCGTAAGCGCGGGGTCCCGGCAAAATCGGATGATTTTTACGCATACCAGAGAAAAACCGTGGCAGAGTTCTACGACTGGCTGCGGCTGACAGGGAGGTGGAACGAATGAGAGCAAAGCTCTATGATGTACTGGACACAAAAACCGGCGTGATGATCGGAGAAGGGCTCCGGTGCCGGGAAGTCAGCGATCTGATTGATGTTGATCTGGACCATATTTCACAGTATGCCGGACGTGGGCAGCGTTGCAAGAGGAGATATATCATCATGCCGTGTGGCGAGGTAACGGCAGAGCATCCGCGCAAGGAGTTACTGGCAAAAGAATGGGACAAGGTCAGAATGCGGATTCTGCAGTCAAAAGAAAAGAGGTGGGGCAAATGCTTGCGTACGGAGTGAAGGACCTCACGACCGGAGAAGATATCTGCCACAAGGCAACACGGCAGCAGGTCGCGGATCTGATCGGCGCACCTGTCGGACGAGTTCCGAGCATGGCGAAAGCCGGGAGACTGCACGATGGCAGATACTTGATCCGTGTCGAGGGCGAGCTTGAGGATCTTGTGGATAAGGAGTTCCGCGAGAGATGGGACGAAGTGAGAAAGTCCGTGATGAACGGGCTCCGGAAAGAACAGAGGAGAAGAAATGCAGTTGGGAACAAATGAAACAAAGTTGCAGAGGTACACACAGTCACAGATTTTTATGTCACGTGTTGCCGCTGCAAAGAAAAAAGTTAAGCGCGGAGATCGGCTGACGGTGTGGACACTCAAAGGAGGATCAAAAGAAGCTTGCAACAACAGAACGGAAGTCCACAGAAAAGCAAAAGTGATTGCAGTTTATCCACATTTTGTTCATGCAAGACTGGTGAACCCGCATCCTGGGCGGACTGGATGCGAAGAGAGCTTCCGTTGGGATGATATTGTGAAGTGGAATAGATTCTTGTGGGAGGTGTGAGAGATGTCAATTACTCAAAAGACAATCTATCAGTGCGACATTTGCGGAAAGGAAACCGAGCTGAGAGGTGAAATCATAAGACAAACAGTCCCGTATGTTGGAGACGGTGATTCGCGTTCAGTGGCAAGTCGTGAAGTTGACATGTGCGAGGACTGCCGGATGAAATTTAGGGAAGTTATTTGGAATTATTTTGTAGAGACCGGAGATTATGGAATAATTGTCAAAAAGAAATTCTAAAGAGGGAGGTGTGGACAATGGAAAAAGAGTTTTCGAGAGAGTTTCAGCAAGGCCTTGCAGACATCTTAGAAATGTGCATGGAAAACAAAACCGATAACTGCATTATCACGCTGGACTATGGTGACGCCGAGCTTACTGTGGAAATCGTGTTTTCCGCAAAAAAGAAGTGATCGGAGGTGGAACATGACGGGGAATGAGCTGGTAACAACAAGTGATAATAGATACTTAAGAAAGATTATCCATGACATGACAAAGGGATGCCTGTTGACTCGCAATGAGTTCCAGGCAATCATAAGAATCCTTGAGCTGGCGGTGGATAGAATGTTGTGGGAGGCAGAGGATGAACAGACTGGTAGAAAAGAGAGATAGCGGAAGCTGGGGATTGAAGGGCGTGGACTGGAAACAGATCGCGCCCGGCGCAAAAATTACCGATGAAGTGTGGCGGAAGCTCTACGGAGCCTTATACAAGCTCAAGGACTACGAGGATACGGGGCTGATGCCGGACGAGATTGACAAGTTGAATGCGGAGACGCAGGAACAGGCCCACGCGATGCTGGAGCGGGTTGCAAAGCTCTCGGATGAGATTGAGAGGATGAAAGGTGAAGAACGGCAGCGGTGGATCCCGGTGATGAAACGTCTGCCGGAACCAGAAACCTATATATTAGTTTCGTTTGATAATTGTAGCCTTCCGGATATTGCGACTTATAGAGTTGATGATGACGGGAGCGGAGCCTTCTACCCGGGAGACGAGGACTACACATATCTTTCCGTGGGACTTTTTGCGAATGCCTGGATGCCGTTGCCAGAACCGTATAAGAAGGGAAACGTAAAATGAAATGCAGGGAGTGCAAATGGTGTTACACTAATGAAACCATGAGGAGTTTGTATTTGTGTGTAAATGGAAACTCTGAAAATTTCGGAGAATATACCGGCTTACTTTCAGAGGATGATTGCGATGAAGGAGAAGAATGGGAGGAACAACATGAAAAATGATCGCTATAGATACCGTGGGAAAACTGCAAGCGGCGGATGGGTAGACGGGCATATCAGTTCCGGCAAAGATGAAATACGGTGGTATATCAGCAACAGTGCCGGAAGACCATTTGCATACGAGGTATATCCTGACACCATCTGCCAGTGCACCGGACTCCGGGACAAGAATGGTAAGCCTATCTTCGAACACGACATTCTCTCCGGACCTCTAGCTCCGGATTATCCTGAGGTCAAAATACGGGTAGTCGTGAGATGGGAAGGCTGCGGATTCGTGACGCGCCGGCCCCCATATTGGCAGGAGTTGACGGATGAGCCGTCACCACTGGATAAGTGGGACTGTGAGCACTTCGAGGTGATCGGGAATGAGCTCGACAACCTGGAAAAGAATTAAGGATGAGGAGGAAGACAAGTAATGTATGAATCTGTATCAAATTAAGATAAGGAGCATTTATGACTTGTGTTGTTTTGTGCGAAATAGATGGGATTTATTATCTTCGGCATATCATTCATAGCATCAATCCAACAGATACTATAGAGAGCGTTAGGGAGAAGTATTATAAGGATTTTGACAAGTTACATGATGAGTTCTTTTTCTGCAAAGATAATGCCGAGATCAAAGAAATCCTAACCATGCATGGAATAAAGAGTTGGTAAAAATCGTTATACAAATTAAAATTTGTCTAAGAAAGAAGGACGTAGATGGGATTGGACGAAAACATGTTGAAATGTATACGGGCTTTAGCAGAAAACCGAATACAGGATGCTAAAAACGCAGCAATCTGCTGTTGTGCTAACGACACTACAAAGAAAAACCGAGACAAGACTGAATATTACAAAAAATTATTGATTAACGGATCCACCAATCTGTTTGAGTTGCCTACAAATCTGAAAGGGCTGATCAATATGCAGGATGTCTCTGGTTTCCGCAAAGATCGATACTATCTCGGCAAACAGCAAAAAAAATTATTTGAGCAGATTGAAAACGGTGTCAGGGTGACAACGAAAATGTCGGAGTATGGCATTCCATACACGAACAGCACTTTGATATATGGGATTCCGGGAACGGGAAAAACAGAATTTGCCCGATATGTTGCTTTTAAACTGGGGTTACCATATGCCTATTTGAATTTTTCCTATCTGATTGAGTCATATTTAGGCAAGACGGCACAGAATCTACATCGTGTGTTTGATTATTGTAAAGGCCAAAGATGTGTACTCATGCTTGACGAAATCGACTGCATTGGGCTTGCAAGAGGAAATGATCATGGCGCCGATGGAGAACTCGGAAGAACTACGATTGCCTTGATGCAGGCGTTGGACGGGCTTGTAGACGGTCAAGTTGTGATAGCAGCAACTAACCGATGCGACCGTTTGGATAAAGCTCTCTTAAGAAGATTTCAACGTAAGGTGGAATTTGTTCCGTTTGGACAGGAAGAGCGGGAAAACATGATCCAGACATTCATGAATAGCGTTGATTCGTCGTTTTTGACAGATGAGATTTTGCAATATGCAGAAGCACCTCATACACAGGCCGAAACGGTCAAATATCTGATTGAAAAAATAACAGAAAAAGTGAGCTAAATTAAGAATTGAGAGGTGAGGAAATAAACAATGAAGAGTTTACAGTTGTATGTATGTGAACATTGTGGCACACAGTATAAAGACAAGAGTGAATGCAAGAAGTGCGAGGGTGGCCATAAGATTGCGCTGGAAATCCATGATATGAGGTTCCATGCTTGCAAAGACAGTGGCAATTATCCGGATAAGGTTGAGCTGAAAATGGCTGATGGCAAGATGATTTGGTATCATCGGTAAACTGAAATTTGGAGGAAATTATGAGTAAGTCGTGGTACAGCAGAATTAACGAATTAGAGCTGAAAGATGGAAGCACAAAGATAGAGCATCATCTGGTTTTCGAAACGGATTCCAAGGAAATAAAGAAAAAGGTGGAAAGCTTTTTTAAAAGCATCATGGACGGAAAAGAAAATTGTGAATGGATTAAATATGATTATAGGACTATTTGCCCTATAAATCATGACGCAAACAATCCATACTGGAGAATTCCTGAGAATACGGATAAATTAAAATATTGTCCTTACTGTGGCAAGGAAATAAAGATTATTGACTAACTGAAATTTGCATAAGGAGATGATACGGATGCACGATCAAGATTATTGCTACGAGTGTAGCGGATATGGGGATGATTATTACATTGACGATGATGGGGAGTTACAATGCCGGTGCGAAACGTGCCCGTTCAGCAGCTGGTACGATGAAGATTAGCACATAGTCGGAAAAAGCCCCGGAGGATATAATCCTCTAGGGCTTTTGAATTATTTGCAATCAAGTGTTTTATTCCAGCGCTCCCAAACACTCTCATTCCGCGGAGATCCATCGATCCAATCCAGAATCTCGCACACTTCCGCCTTTGACTGGTAGCTGAGGCAGTATGTCGTGCCGGTCTGCGTGTTGATTTCTTGGATTTTCTTAGGCTTGGCGGGGAGAACATCATCAAGGAGAGAGAGAACATCAAGATTCCCATAGATACGCAGCCGTGTACGCCGATTTTGATATCCCTTAATAATGTGAGAATCCAGAATACCGTGGATCTCGATATAAGCTCTGGCAAAAGCGGAAAAGTTTTTGATGCCGTCAAGCTCCGGAAAGTGAGACAGATTGAAAAGCTTCACCGCCCACTGTTCGGCACCGTCGCGATTAAGATAATAGCTGGATTGGTAGACGTTTGCTTTCCCGTCCCACTCTGCGACTATGTTTGCATACCAAGGGTCGACATTCCGCACCGTTACATAGCTTTTCCCTTCACCGTTTACAAGACATCCGGTGCTGTAGATGATCCCCTTGCAATACTCTTCCAGCTCCGCCGAGTCGTGCGGCTTCTTACACTTAATAAAATCGCCAGTGATGTCGATCATGATTAAAGGCTTGGAAAGATCGTGATCGGCAGCGTTGTAGTATGCTTTATAAAGCTTTTCGCCATCAGCCAGTGCATACATAAAGAAACCGTTCTCATCCGTGCACTTATCGTTCCCGATGATCGTAACAGACTTGACAGCAGCGCCGTTCGCCGTAACAACATCGTATGTTGGGAACCGATCAAGATTCCCATACATGCTCACCAGCTTCTTTCTCACAAGACTTTCCTCTCGCAACTTGTCAAGAATCAAGGATTCCACCCACAGCGGCGGGTATGCTTTTCCCCGATCCCATGACTTTATAGTGTCGGCTGGGATGCCGTACTTTTCGGACATCTCCGCCTGCGTCATCCCGGCGGCAAGCCGGGCGGTTTTTATTTTATTTTCTGCTGATCTTGTTGATTTCATAAGCAACTCCTGTTATAATAATGGTATCGGATATACTGGATGCTGTATATCCGGATTGCCAGCGATTCCGGCGATCACGGATTGAAACTAATTTAAGATTTACGTTTCAAGTGAAAAGCTCATGCCACACATGCATGGGCTTTTTTCTGCTTAAATGTCGTCATATCTGCCATCCTTTTTCCCTTTGTGGTATGCGGTGTTGATCGTCTTCATGAGAAGCGCCAACTGTTTCGCTGTCAGCTGATCCACAAACTCGTCCGGGATCTGGTCCACGATCGCGCGCATCGTCTGCCCGCCGTTGAAGCCGTGATACAGTTCAACGTACAGCTTTTCTGCTCTGTTCATCTTGATACTCTTTCTTACTTTCCCGTTTTTGTCTTTCATAAGCCAACACATAATTCTTACCTCCTGTGGTTTTCTTTGATCTATCTTATGTCTATATTATAGTGTATATTTCACACTTTGTCAAGAGAAAAAGCGTCAAATATACACTATTTTTTAAAGAAAAATAGGATAACGCGGAATAGATATAAAAATGTGGGGGCGATTTTGCGACAGGAGAGATGATAAAATGATACAAAGGGGGATCATATGCCAAATCTCAGCGCAATCGTAAAGAAATTACAGAGAGCAATCTTATCAACGGGGCTTGTGATCAAGATTGGAAGCAGCCAGTTCTACAGCGCGGACCAAGGCCGCATGATAACCATGTGGAGCCTGAGCACGCCCGTGATGGAATACGGCAAGGGCAAATGGAAGATGAGAGATCTGGAGATACTTAGGACGGCATCACAGGCGGATGTCGTGCTGGCCCTCAAGGAGATATGGGAGCAATCACAAGGATGGGAATAGGAGGAGAAACATGGAGAGAGACATTGTAACGACTGGATACAACGGGGAGATGCTTAAATGCAAAGTGTGCGGGATTAAATTCCGCCCGACAACATGGAGAAGATATACCGCGGTTGGCAATAAAACAACAGGAGTGGCGGCCGCGCTCGGAGGAACAGAAAAACCGATCATATACGATGCTTTTGACTGCCCAAGTTGCGGATGCCAGATCATCGTAAATGAGAGACTGAGAAGAGCAGGCGATAACTAAAATGGGATGGTGAGCGCATGGTGAAACTTACGCCAAGGCGGGAAGCGTTCGCAAAAAATTTCGTAAAAAATGGTGGGAACGCAACCGATGCGGCGAGAAAAGCAGGATATAAGAAGCCAGAGGCAGAGGGATGCAGACTGTTAAAAAATGCTGATGTATCAGCGTATATAGCCGAGAAGCAAGCCGAGTTGGACAAGCAGAACGGCACGGACATCATGTCTCTGGCGGACATCCAGCGGCGGCGCGCTATGATCGCACGTGGAGAGCTCAAGGATTCATTCGGATTCACTCCGGCGTTCTCCGAACAGCTCAAGGCGATGTCAGATCTCGAGAAAACGCTCGCCATCAAAGAGAAGAGAGAAGAAGAGAAGAAAGCAGAAGAATCGGCGCGGCTGGCCCAAGAGTACCACATGGATCTGGACATCATCGCGGACGTTTTCCACCCGATGATTCGTGACGTGCGGCGCGGCTTGCATACCGAATACATTTTGCCCGGCGGACGTGGATCCACGAAGTCCTCCGGGATTTCCTGCATCATTCCGGAGCTGCTGAAAAATCACCCGGATATGCACGCACTTGTGCTGCGAAAAGTCGGTAACACAATCAAGGATTCCGTATATGCGCAGCTCAAGTGGGCGATCTCAAAACTGGGACTCGACGCAGAATTCCGGTTCAAGTCATCCCCGTTTGAGATCACATACAAGCCGACCGGGCAGAAGATCTATTTCAGAGGCGCGGATGATCCGCTCAAGATTAAGTCCATCAAACCGGAGTTTGGCTACATCGGAATCGTGTGGTTTGAGGAGTTGGATCAGTTCGCCGGTCCGGAAGAAGTGCGAAATATTCAGCAGTCCGCAATCCGAGGCGGAAACAAAGCGTACAAGTTTAAGAGCTTCAACCCGCCGCGGAGTAAAAATAATTGGGCGAATGAGTACACAGAAGAAGCAGAGTTCAAGGATGATTCCGCAGTTGTTGTCCACAGCACATACAAGGATGTTCCGGCGGATTGGCTGGGTGACCAGTTCATCAATGACGCGGAACATCTGAAAGAAGTCAATCCAAACGCTTACGAGAACGAATACATGGGTGTATCCAACGGCAACGGCGGCAATGTGTTCGAATTCATTGAGGAACGGACCATAACGGACGAAGAGATCAGCCGCATGGATCGCATTTATCAAGGCGTGGACTGGGGATGGTATCCGGACAAATATGCGTTTGTTCGTCTGCATTACGATGAGGCGCGAGAAACTATCTATTTTCTGGATGAGATGTATGAAAACAAGCGGAGCAACACATGGACAGCGGACGAGATCAAACGGCGTGGATACACGGACTATGTGATCACATGCGACAGCGCGGAAAACAAGTCCGTGAATGACTACAGAGACGCCGGGCTGCCTGCCAGAGGGGCAGAAAAGGGACCTGGAAGCGTGGAATACTCCATGAAGTGGCTGCAAGGAAAAAGGCTTGTGATGGATCCAAACCGCACCCCAAACGCGTGCGAAGAGTTTAAAAAGTATGAGTATGAGCGCGACAAGGATGGGAATATTATCAGTGGGTACCCGGACAAAAACAACCATCTCATAGATGCAACCAGATACGCAACGGAAACCAAGTGGAAGAGAAGAGGAAGCAGCGCATAATGGGACTGTTATCAACACTGAAAAGGTGGATCGATATGATTTTTAAGAAGAAAGCCGAAGATGATTTTAAGGTAAAATCCGTCATGTCTCCCGCGATGGAAGACGTGATAAAGAAGTGCGCGAACATCTATATAGGTCTGCCACCGTGGCTGAGTGAGGAGAATGATATCCGCACAATCAACTTTGCAAAATCGGTATGCTCCGAGACGGCGAGGCTTGCAACACTGGCGATCGGAATCACGATCGAGGGCAGCGCAAGAGCGGAATGGCTACAGAAGCAGATTGACGCTGTGTATTTCCGACTCCGCGATTGGACAGAGTACGCATGTGCATATGGAACTGTTTTCCTCAAGCCGAACGGGGACAGCCTGGATCTGTTCACGCCGAAAGACATCTTGCTCGTGGAGTACGACAACTTGGGCGTGAAGGGGATCATCTTCAAGGATACATATACGGATCAGGATCGATTCTATACGCGCCTTGAATACCATCGCTTTGCGGAGACTACAGAGGGCGAGACGACCACATACCCTTACTATATCAGTAATCGCGCGTATGTGTCACGGGCGGCGGAAGATATCGGGGATCCGATCCCGCTGGCGAAAACGAAATGGGCGGGCATGATCGATGATACACCGCCGATCCTCAAAGCAAATGGCGAGAGGTTAGATGGTCCCATGTTCGGACTCCTGCGGATGCCAGCGGCGAATAATGTGGACATAGAAATCCCGTTGGGGCTGCCTGTGTTCGCCGAAGCGATCGAGGAGCTGAAAGATCTGGACGTCGCATACAGCCGCAACGCTGGCGAGATCTGGGACAGTCAGAAAATCATCCTCGCGGATGATCGCCTGCTGATGCCGGACGGGCAGAAGCTTACGGGGCGCGCATCTGATGCGATGAAAGCGCAGAGGAAGGAGATGGGCCTCCCGAGATACGTCAAGAATGTATTCGGGAATGACGCAAAAGAGTTTTATGCGGAGATCAATCCTCAGCTTAACACGGATGTGCGGCTGTCTGGAATCAACGCGCTTCTCTCCCAAATCGGATACAAGTGCGGATTCAGCAATGGCTACTTTGTGTTCAACGAAAAGACTGGCATGGTGACGGCGACACAGGTAGAGGCTGAGGATCAGCGCACAATCCAGTTCATTAAGGACGTGCGCGACAAACTGGAAAGCGCCTTAGATGGCGCACTATATGCCCTGAACGTGTACGCGGATCTCTACGGAATCACACCGGCAGGAGAGTATGAGACAACATACGATTTCGGAGACATCACATACAACCGTGAAGAGGATCGCGCCCGTTGGTGGCAGTATGTCATTCAGGGCAAGGTCCCGGCGTGGATGTACTTCCAGAAGTTCGAGGGCATGAGCGAAGAGGATGCGAAGGCGATGATCGCAGAGGCGGAACCAAAAGAAAACACGTTGTTTTCGGAAGAGTAGGAGCGTGAAAAATGGCAGTAAAGAGTGTTCAGATTATTGTGGATGGGAAGACAGCTAATCTATCTTATAATTCACAAACCGGAAAATATGAGGCGACAATTACAGCACCAGCCAAATCTAGTTATAATATCAATTCGGGGCATTACTATCCGGTGACGATTAAGGCTACGGATGTGGCTGGGAACGTCACGACAAAGACGGATTCAGATTCGACTTTGGGCGAAAGTTTGCGGCTGAAAGTAAAAGAAAAAGTAGCGCCAACAATCGCAATTTCCAGCCCGACAGCAGGTTCATACATCTCCAACAATAAGCCTACGATTCGTTGGCAGGTCAAGGATGATGATTCGGGTGTCAACCCGAATACCATTGGCATAACAATCGACAACGGTAGCAAGGTCACAGGCGATGCCATTACAAAAAGTGCAGTTACGGGCGGATACGATTGCACATATACACCGCCAACAGCACTGACAGATGGAAGTCATACAATCAGGGTGGATGCATCTGATTATGACGGAAATGCAGCAACTCAGAAAACTGTAACCTTTAAGGTGGATACGGTTCCGCCGACGCTGTCCATCAGCTTACCGGCAGATAAACTGATCACGAATAAGACTACAGTTACCGTTGAAGGTACTACGAACGATGCGACATCCAGTCCGGTTACCGTAACGATTAAGATCAATAGCGGAACGGCTGAATCTGTAACGGTCGGCGCTGATGGAAACTTTAGCAAGGCATTGACTCTGGTTGAGGGAGACAATACCATCACTGTAGTTGCGAGAGATGCCGCAGGGAAAACGACCACTGTAACACGTACAGTAACCTTAGATCTGACTCCTCCGACGATTTCGGCAGTGACGATCACTCCGAACCCGGTAGACGCAGGAAAGACATACATCATATCCGTGACCGTAAAGGATTAAGCCTATGGTTAGAGCTGTGTATGGGACCTGCAATGGATCGGACATCATTTTGAAACGTACCGGGGCCGATACTTGGTCGGTCCCGGTACCGGCAGATGAAAGCAAATACATCATAGAGATTTTTGCCGAAGACGAAGCGGGAAACATATCATATATAGCGAAGTATATATATTACTGGGATGGTTCGTCTTTCCAGGCGATATTCCGGGTGTATGAATGGCAATCGGAAGTTCTCGCAGATTCCTATATAGCATCCTTGGTAAGCGCAGAAAAGGAGGTGGGTACAATGTATCGAAACATTTGCATGGACTTGGGCGAGACGCGACACGTACAGCTCCTTGTGAAAAACATCAAAGAAACAGATTTCACAATCCGTTCAGCCGAATGGAGCTTACAAGACAAATATGTCGCGCAGGTAGAAAGTGAAGGGGAATGCACTATCAAAGGTCACACGCTGGATGCATTGATAACTCCTCAACATGCAGGAATCTATCACCTAAAAATGACATATAAGATCAGCGATGAAACCCTCATAGATATAATTGAGATCAGGGTGAACTAGATGGCACTGGAAATCGAGTCTGTAGAGATTCCGGAAGTCGCAATGACCGGAGAAAAAATCAAGATTGCGATCCGACTGCGGAAATTACAGCCACAAAGTGGGCTGAAACCTCATAAGGGCTTGTATCCGACTGAGAATCCATACGGATTGCACCCGCAGAAAGGATTGCACCCGCAGAAAGGGCTATGCCCTCAGAGGAGCGTCTAAATGTTATCACCAGACTATTTGCAGCACATAGCGGACGGAGCCGAAGAAATTGCCTCGGAACTTCATAGTTACATCATCCGCCGTATCGTAGATCGCATGATGATCCGCATCGGGAGAGGAGAAGAATACCTCTTTACATCGGCGGATCGATGGCAGATAGAGATTATGCAGGACTCTGGCGCATTGCTGGAGGACATTATTCCAGAGATCGCCAAGTACACAAAGCGAGAGCAGAAGGAAATCAGGGCGGCAATGGAAGAAGCAGGAATAAAGGCCGTGGAGCAAGATGATAAAATCTATGAAGCCGCTGGTCTCTCACCTGTTCCGCTTATGGAGTCACCTCAGCTGATCCGGCTGATGCAGCGAAACTATGATGCAACCTTGGGAGAGTGGGACAATTACACCCGCACGACCGCAGACGCGGCGCAGCGGCTTTTTATCAACTCGTGTGATACCGCGTACCACAAAGTCACGAGTGGTGCTGTATCGTACACACAGGCGGTCAGAGAAGCAGTTGACGAGGTAGTGTCCGGAGGCGTATATGTCAACTACACGGACGAGGAGACCGGGCGAGTCCACAAGGACACCATTGAGACAGCCACAGCCAGGGCAGTACGTACAGGTGTGGGGCAGGCAACCGGCGCGATCAGCCTGGAACGCATGAAGGAGATGGAATGGGACATCATTCTTGTGTCGGCACATCTGGGAGCGAGAACCGGAGACGGCGGCGAGAACCCCGGAAATCATATGTGGTGGCAAGGCAAATTCTATTCCAGATCCGGAAAAGACAAGCGATTTCCGCCGTTTTCCGTCACTGGATACGGGAGCGGCGAGGGGCTGTGTGGGTGGAATTGCCGCCACAGCTTCGGGTCCGGAGACGGTGAGAACAACCCATATACGGACATCGAAACAGAAGAGAGTGAGAGAATAGAAAAGCTTGAGCAGCGCCAGCGAATGCTTGAGCGGAGGATCCGGAAGACAAAGCGGATTGTTTCCGGGATGCAGACGGCCGTGGAATCCTGCAAGGATCCGCAGGCAAAAGCAGCGCTGCAAATGGAGCTTGATAGAAAATCATATCTCTTACAGCGACAGAACACGGCATATAACCAGTTTTGTGATGACAACGATCTTCGACCGTTGGCGGATCGCCTTAGAATTGCCAGATGGGGAAGAGAACAGGCGGCGAAGGCACGAGGGGCGGCACGAAGATATCAAAATGCGATGGAGGATAAATGAGTGGGAGAGCTTGAAATCATAAAGGAATTCCTGTCGATATGCAGCGGGATCACGGTCATCGGCGCGGCTTGCAGTGTGATCTATAAGGCATACAAGTCAGCGAAACAGCCGCAGAAGGACATTGAAAGCCGTGTAGGTGCCATTGAGACAGATATCAAAGACATCAAAGAGAAGCTTAATAACGATTACTCCTCTATCAACGCGAACCGGGAAGACACACAGCTTTTGATGAGAAGTATGTTCAATCCCATCGAGAACAAGATTACCGGAAACAACATCGAGGGCTTAAAAAAAACGAGGGACGAACTTATCCAGGCTTTGACGGAAAAATAAGGGGAATTGCCTTGAAAATCTATCAGTTTACGGTGCCGGAGCTGGAACGGTTCCGGCAGCTTGCCAATTTTACGACTGATGAGAGAGCTCTGTTCGAGTACCGGAGCAAGGGGATACCATTAGAAACATGTGCGGAGAAAATGAATATTAGCGTATCAACGGCGAAGCGGATCAGCCGCCGAGTGAACGACAAAATCATTCGGATATGTCCGACACAAGGAGGGATATAGGATGGGTGGACGCGGTGGAAACAGTTCATTTGCAAAAAAAGTGTGTTCGATCCGAACGCGAAAGAAATTGAGATAAAATCAACATACACAGAAGATGCACGGCAAAGATGGCGCGGAACCTATGCGGGCTCTATACTTGAAGCAATGGACAGAGGAAATGGAAACATTGAATTTGTATACGCTACACCAGATGAGCGCGAAAAGTACCACAAAACAAACCGTGTACAGCATCTTACATATTATCTCAAGCACGGAGCAGACAACGGGAAAGTGTTTGGAATTAACTGGGATAATGTAAAAAGCATATCCGGAAGGACGTATGATATCAAGGAAGCAGCAAAAGCGCATGGCTTCAAATGGAATAGGGATAAACAACGATGGGAGAAGAGCTGATACTCTTCTCTTTTTTGTTTGTAAGCATGATACTTTTGCAACCCTTTCATGGACTGTTTTCCAACTGCCTCACATGTCATAATGGAAGCAGAGGAAGGAGGGGAGCGCATGAATGCATATACTCCTTATGGAATGGGCGGATATATGGCAGATCAGGCGGCATTGCAACAGCGTATCCAGCAGATGGAACAGGCGACACAGCCGCGGCAGATAGCGCCGATGCAAAATGTGAATTGGATCCAAGTAGCCGGGATCGAAGGGGCGAGGAATCAGATTGTGCAGCCGGGACAGACGGCATGGATGATGGACAACAACAGCCCTATGTTCTACGTCAAGTCCGTGGACGGAATGGGGAGTGCAACGCTTAAAGCGTTCACGTTCAAGGAAATCCCCGTCTCATCCTTAACAGCCCCACAAATGGCTCCTGCGGCTTCAAATGGGGATTATGTGACGCGAGAGGAATTCAATGCTCTGCTTGTGAAACTCGGGGAGAGACAGGAAGAGAAGAAGGAGGGGACTGAATGAATCCATTATTAAGCATGATGGGCGGATCCGGAAACAACCCAATGGCGGCGATGATGCAGGCCATGAGTGTCGTGAACCAGATCCGGCAGACAGGGAACCCACAGGCAGCGATCAATGCAATGGCACAGCAGAATCCGAATATCAAAAAGGCAATGGATATGTGCAAAGGGAAGAACCCGGAACAGGTATTCAAGCAGATGTGCCAGCAGAACGGCATGGATCCCGGACAGTTTACAGGGATGATGAAATAGCTATCATAGCCGGTGCGCAACGGCTTTTTGATAAATCTTAAGCAAGGAGAAAACCACATGAATGAGGGAATGTTATCCGCTGCGGATGTGGCGGCAGTAACCAGAAACGACACATGCAACGATATGTGGGGCGGTGGCGGCTGGTGGATATGGATCATTCTGATTGCGTTCCTCTTCCCCATGATGGGCGGATGGAACCGCGGCGGTGTTGAAAACGGCGTGCAGGACAATTTCATTTCGGATGAGTTTGTGAAGCGCGACATCTTCAACACAAATCAGAACGTATCCAACACAGCATGTCAGACCCAGAGAGATGTACTTGAGAGCAGATATACAACGCAGCTCGGAATGCAGCAGTTAGGTGCTCAGTCTCAGCAGTGTTGCTGCGAAACACAGAAAGAGATCTTACAGAACCGGTATGATGCGGCACTGATGGCGCAGAACATGCAGGCACAGCTTGCGCAGTGTTGCTGTGACATCAAGGAAACTGTCCTTGCAGACGGACAGGCAACACGCCAGCTCATGCAGGAGAACACCATCCAGGGACTTCGCGACAAGATTGCGGACCGTGACAGAGACCTCCAGACAGCGTATTGGCAGATCTCCCAGGTCAGCCAGACCAAGGACATCGTTAATGCGGTAAGACCGACACCGACACCGGCTTATATTACATGCTCCCCGTATTTTGCATATAATATGTCCGGATTTGGCGGATGCTGCGGAAACGGCGGGAATGTACTGTGAGAAATCCGAATGAACTGACCACTCTGGACATGCTAAATTTGTTCGGCGTATTCTTGCAGGTGATGAATTACGAAAGTGATTTGTCGCAGGCAAGCAACGCCGACATTGCGAAGCATCTTCAAGAGCAGGATCGGAAGTATCTGGATAAGATTATCTCAAACCAAAACAGAATTATAAGCATGTTGGAAGAATCCATAGCTACAAAGTAGTCTTGCGCATCGATAAGGAGTCGGATTCGGCTCCTTATTTTTTGAAAGGAGAAATACTATGCTTAATGTTATAGCAAAGACAGAACAGACAGTGACAGCAAACCAGAACGTTATCTTTAACGACACCCGTGTGAAATCCAGAAGATGCGGATGCTCCAGCGGGTGGCTGAACCATGTCAAGGGGAGCGGGCTTTTCACGATCACGAACCGCACAAACCTCCCGATGGCGGTAGAGGTGGAGTTCAACTGCAATGTGACCGCGGCGGCAGCAGGAGCAACGGCCCTTGTGATCGAGCTCAATGGCGAGGCGATCGGCGGAACAGAAATGGATTACACAGTTGTAACGGCGAACACATACCAGAATGTCGGAGCGTCCACACTGATACCGGTCCCGGCTGGCTCATCCCTCACGGTATCGATTGGGAACATTTCCGCGGGCGCGGTACTCGTGAAGGACGCGAACGTCATCATCAAGAAACTGGCATAGGAGGTGATCACGATGATTGCCTTCCGAAGCAAGATGGATGTAAAAAGCGTGGAAGATGTTTTCTCTGAGATCAATGCGCGGCAGATCGCAGCAATCATGATCCATGATCAGATGGCGGATTATTTCGATTTTCTCGGATTGAGCGGTTATAAGCGGTTCCACTTGTATCAGTATTTTGCTGAGAGTGAGGAACGCCGCAAAACTGCACATTACTATATCAATCACCACGGGAAACTGATCCGCGACACCTTCGAGGGGAACGTGCAGATGATCCCGGAAGCGTGGCAGTCTGCAAACCGCATGAGTGTAGGAAAGTCCACCAAACAGAAAGCGGTGGAAGATGGATTCTCTGCACACCTCGCATGGGAGCAGTCCACAAAGGACGTGTATCAGAAATATGCGACAGCTCTCAGAAGCATGGGAAATGTTGCAGATGCTATATTTGTGGATAACCTCGTGTGTGATGTGGATAACGAACTTGAGCGGCTAGAACGGATCATAACAGACCTTATTACCGCCGGATATGATCCGATATACATCATGGAGAGTCAGAAGCCACTCCACGATAAATACAAAAAGAAAATGAAGGGAGGGATGAAGCATGAAAGAGCTGATAAATAAGCTTAAGGATCAGCTGAATCTGGAAGCAAAGGAAGCTGTGAACAACCTGACGGCATCGCGACTGGATGTGATCTATAAGCTCACGGCGGCAATCTGCTATCTGGAAAAGATGGACGGAAAAGAGTGGGAAGAAAGCCGTGTTGCTGACGTGGCGGAGGATGTGATTAAGAAATACTCCAATGGGAGATATGATCACAACATCGATTCCCTGTATGATCGCTACATTGCTGCGAAACAGGCGTACAAACAGAACGGCGATCAGGCACACCGTGACAAGCTCATGGAGTGCGTTGGGCGGCTGATGGTGGAGGTGTACGACATGCTCTCTTCGATGGTCATGGACAGCGATTTTACGGATGAGCGGCAGGAGATACAGAGATACATCCGCAAGCTTGGAAATTAGCCTAAAATGTGGGGGTAAAACGAATTTTGGGATATGGTAAAATAAAAACGCGGGGATATTATGGCCCCCCACTCCCATACGGGACCATGTTTTTTGTTGCCATGTCTCCTTTATTCGTACGGCACGCACGCCCTTAAGAGAAACCCGGCATGATCGGGGAGGCTGAAAAGCGGATGCAATTTCCGGCGTGCGACTGCCCCACCCACCCCCGGGGCATAGTGCAGAGCATAGCACGAGAAAGTTACTTGCTAACCGGCATCGCCGGTTACGGAGAGTTGCGCAGAACATTGCCGGTTCGCTGCCGGCACTCTCCACTTCCGCCCAGCAACGGGGCGGGGACTCCTTTTCTTATCAATATACTAATCCCTGTCATCCTCTCGGCAGGGACGCAAGGACCATTCGCCCAATCGGTGAGGGCATCCGGCTCATAACCGGACGGTTCGGGGTTCGATTCCCTGATGGTCCATTACCCTGCCGGTGGTTCATCCGGCTTAATCCATTACCGCTGACGAGCGGTTTAAAAATGGCGTTTAGGAGGATAATTATATGCAGAATTACGAACAGATCTTACAGGAGCTTGGGATTGAGGTCCCGGAGGATAAGAAGAACGATCTGAAGACGAAGATGAGTGAAAACTATCGGGCAAAATCAGATTATGACAATGTGGTGCGCAAGAGGGATGAATATAAAACATCCCTTGACGATGTGCGGGCAAAGCTTGACGGATTCAAAGATGTTGATGTCGATGATCTGAAAGGACAGATTGCAACACTGACAACGCAGCTTAACGATGAGAAAAAAGCGCGTGCGGATGACGCGCGGAAAATCGAAGTCGAAAAGACTGTGAATGATTTCTTATCTTCCACGGATGATAAGGGAAACAGGATGTATGAGTTTTTGAACGACATCACAGAAGACCATTATCGCAACGCTCTCATGGAAGAGCTGGGAAAAGATTCCGCACGGGGAAAGTCTATCGGCGACATCTTCAAAACGATGACCACCGGAGAGGACGGAACCCAGAAGACCGGGATTTTCGTTGACAGGCAGCAGGAACGCGCAAAACAGAACGCGGCGCGCTTCACCAAACCGGCAAGCAACCCGAACAACGCACCGAAATACACGATGTCCGAGCTGATGAAGATGAAGAACGAGAATCCGGATCTTGACATCAAACAGTATATGTAAACGAACGACCGGCGGCACATTTTGAGTGCTGCCGCTAACCTACACACCTTTTAACAGTTATGGGTAGAAAGGATTTTTTATGGCATTATTCGACCTTAAAAATTTTAATGGCGAAGTATTTGGCGCATATGTGGACACGGTCCCGAACCTCAACAGAAATGCACTGTTAAAGTCCGGCGCGATCGTGGAGAAATCCCAGTATGCGGCTATGCTGCCGGAACAGACAGGCGGCAACTATATCACGGTGCCGATCAAGGCGAGAATCGGTGGAAGAGCAGACAACTATGATGGATCAACGGATATCACGGCAGATTCCAGAGAGACATACACCCACGGAAGGGTTGTTGTGGGACGTGCTCACAGCTGGGAAGAGAAAGACTTCTCCGCTGATATCACGGGAGAGGATTTTCTCCCGGCCGCGCAGGAAGTCGCTGAGTATTGGGACGATGTGGATCAGGTTACACTTCTCTCAACACTGAAGGGCGTTTTTTCTATGACTGGCGCTGAGAATCTTAAGTTTGTGAATGGTCACACCTATGACGTGTCGCTCAACCCGACAAACAGCGGTTTCGCTGAAACCACGCTCAACAACGCAATTCAGAAGGCTCTCGGAGACAATAAGTCAAAATTTAGCCTTGCGATCATGCATTCCAAAATTGCAACCGATCTCGAGAACCTCAAACTCCTTGCATACATGAAGTATACAGATGGAGATGGAATCGAGAGAGATCTCACCCTCGCAACCTTAAACGGAAGAACCGTCCTTGTTGACGACAACATGCCGACAGCAGAAGTGACGGCGAAATACGTCAAGGCATCCCAGACGGACCCGGGAGCACTCAAGGTTACAACCGCAGGCACCGGAACAGGTGAGGTTGCGAAAACAAGCGTAACCACAGACATCCCGGATGCGAACGAAGGCGATTATGTCAAGCTCCTTCCGGCTGGAACTGTATACACCACATACGTTCTCGGCACTGGTGCGATCGAGTATACGGACTGCGGTGTGCAGGTACCGTATGAAATGGATAGAGATGCGAAAACAAGCGGAGGCAAGAATATCTTATACTCTCGTCAGAGAAAGATTTTCGCACCGTACGGAATCAGCTTTAAGCAGCCGTCTTTTGTCTCCCCGGAAAACGATCAGCTTGAGGATGGATCCAACTGGTCGATTGCAAACAATAACTCGACTTCCACAAAGAAGTATTTCCCGATCAAAGCGATCCCGATCGCGCAGATCAAGACCAGAGGCTAAGGAGGATTCCGGCATGGCATACGCAGATTATGAATTTTACTCAAAATCATTTTTCGGCAATGTCGTGCCGGAATCTGATTTTATGCGGCTTGCAGAAAGAGCGAGTGATTTTATCGACACGCTGACATTTGATCGGCTGACTGGCGGACTACCTACACCGGAGAAATACCAGAAACGGGTCAAGAAAGCCGTATGCGCTATGGCGGAGATCTACTATCAGTTGGATCTTGCACAGAAACAGGCACTTGCCGCCGCTTCTGGAGCGTCTGCGACTACTGACGTGAATGGAACAACGACTGGGATCATCACCTCGAGATCATCCGGCAGTGAGTCCATATCCTATGCAACAGTACAGCAGACCGGTGCGGCGGCGAAAGAGTGGTCGGCTGTATATTCTGCGGCAGGAGACGCAAAAGCCGCAAACAAGCTCCTCTGTGATGCGGCAATGCCGTATTTGACAGGAGTTGTAACTGATGATGGAACCCCGCTATTGTATGCGGGATTATAAAGGAGAATACTATGTTAAACGTAAAAGATCTTTTGGAATACACGAATAAAATTAATGCGGCGATTGATGACGCAATGGCAAATAACGGGACACAGGATTCACCGGCCGTGGATGAGCTGATCTCCTACTATACAGGCCCGGGAACAGGACTTTACTGGAACACTGGTGAAAGAAAGCTCTGCATCGCAAAAGGATGGTGCGAGGATGAAGAAGGAAACATCGTTGATCCGACTACATGCACCGGACCGGCAACGGGGCTTGAGTATCGTGATGGAAAAGTGAGAAAAGTCAAGAAGTAAGAGGAGAACAGAATGGAAACATTACTTTCAAACATGACAGTGCTTATTGCAGTGATCGGCGCTCTCGCGTTCTGCGTGTCTGTCATCACTCAGGTATTTAAGGGTGTCGGGTTCCTTGCGAAGCTCCCGACCGATGCACTTGTGTTCGTTCTCTCCATCGGAATTACCGTGGCGGCTTTTGTGGCATACATGCAGTACATCCACACAGAAATTTTGTGGTACATGATCCTCGCGGCGATTATGGCAGGGTTCATCGTGGCGTTTGTGGCTATGTATGGCTGGGAAAAGCTCACGGAATTGTGGAAGAGAATGAGCAAGACAGACATCAGCAAGGAATAACTTATGTCTGATAAATCAAATAGTATTGCATACGAAAACTTAAACCGCCGCCTTTTTGATGGCGTTGGAGAATATGGAATACCACAGATATACCCGGAAACATTCGAAGGGGAATGTGAGTTCATTGGCTTCAACTATGCAAGAGGGAAAGTCACGCATGAGGATCAGAAGGGCGTGCATTTCTTTTTAGATGACTACCAGTTCGATTCCTTGTGGAGAAATGTGGACCGGTACACCGACAAGCTGAGCCGATTCCGGTATGTTCTCACGCCAGATTTCAGTACCTACACCGATTTCCCTAAGGCTATTCAGATTTACAACCATTACCGCAAACACTGGATCGGTGCTTATTTACAGGAACACGGTTGCCGCGTGATCCCCACGATCTCGTGGAGTACACCAGATTCCTATGAGTGGTGTTTTGATGGTGAGCCAGAGGGCGGAACCGTGGCGATATCTTCCGTTGGTTGCATGAACAGTATAGGCAAAAAACACCTATTCTTATCCGGTTACAATGCGATGATGGAACGTCTGCACCCGGAAAGCATTATCTTTTACGGCAGTGTGCCGGAGGAATGCAGTGGGAACATTGTGAGAATTAAAGCGTTTCATGACAAATTCAAGGAGGCGAAGTGTAATGGGTGGTAGAGGTGGCAAAAGCGGAATATCTGCGAAAAGTAGTGGATCTGGGTACACTGGATTAGACGTAACAACGAAAGACGGCGAAACAACCCGGTACTACTTCACAAGTAACGCCGGAGAAAACTATTATCAGCGCGGCATTGGCGGGAGTCCAGAACCTACACCATTAAATATGAGCGCGAAGGAATTCCGGGACAGAGCAGAGAAGAACGGAGCAGCAGTGCGCGAGGTATCATCTTCCGAGAGACGATCTGACGAAAATGATTACAAGAGAGAGCGCGAGGCTACACAAAAATTTCTTGACATGGCTGACCGGCAAGATAAAACCATGAAACGCGTAACCAGGATGGAAAGAGTGGGGAATAGAGCCAACAGGAGGAGATAATGGGGGGGAGAGATTGACATGTACGATAAAACAATTACAGTGTTCAACTATTACGAAAGCCCCATATCTGGCGAAGCCGTATGGTATCCGCATGTGTTACACGGTGTGGACTTGAACACAGACCGCGGAGCGATCATGAAGAAGTACGGAGCCGACAGCACGGATAACGCGATTCTTCACATCGCCTATTATCAGCACGCCACAGACCCGGAAGATGATCGTATCTTAATTACAGACTCTTCCGGCATGATTCCGTGGGTGCCGCCGAAAAAGTGGAAGGGTCAGACGAATGACACTCTTGCAGAGAGCATCACGTTCGGATCAGATAGCTTTTTCTGGCAGGGCGAATGGGATGGCGGCGTGGTGAACGATACGGACTATCGCGAAGGATTTTATCAGTACATGAACAGTTCCCACGATTTCGTTTTCAAGATCACGAGCGTGGGCGGTCCTTATACAGTGATTCCACACTTTGAGATTCTCGGAAAGTAGGCGGATTATGGCGAGCAAAACACACCACTTCAAAGGGTTCTCTGTCGTTGATGGAGATGTGAAAGTCAAGATTAATATGAGTCGCTTTGAAGAGCAGTATCGGAAAGCCCAGTATCAGCTTGACGGCGCTGTCATGAACAGCATGGTGCCGTTTATGCCAATGGAGAACGGAACCTTCGTAAACGTCACCAGAGCGGCGAGCGCGGCGGTGCAGGGATCCGGGCGAGTGTTTGCCGCTTATGGTCCGCAAGGGCGTTTCCTCTATGAGGGCAAGGGCATGGTGGACGAGAAAACCGGATCACCGTGGGCGCGTAAAGACGCAAAAAAGGTGCTTGTCAGCCAGTATTCCGGCAAGACTCGCGCAAAGGAAACGCTCACATATACCAAGACGAAACATCCGGCGGCGCAGGCTCATTGGTTTGACGCTGCGAAAGAGAAGGATGGAGAAACGTGGATTCGTGAAGTAAAGAAAACGGCGGGAGGTGGACAGCGTGGCTAATACTCAGCCGATCGGAAAGGATGCGGCAGGATATGAGATTCTCACATCCGCCATGAAAGCACTATTGAATCAGTACCCTGGTTTGGATCCTGGGGAAGTGATCCGATTTGAGGAACTCGGAGAGGACAGTGGAATCGCGTTCTCAGCAGACAATGGCGCACTCGTGTACAGTGAGAAAGAGGATATCTGCGGCGGAGTCCATCAGATCTGCCAGTTCCCTTTTTATGTCGTGTATCGCACTGCATCACAGAAAGAACGGTATAAGCTGAATATACAGGCTTTCCTTGACAATCTTGGAAAATGGATATGCAGAGAGCCGATCACAATAAACGGCGCGGTGACGCGTCTGGAAACATTTCCGGAGCTTGCATCCGGGCGAGTGATAAAACGTATCACCCGTGACAATTCATACGGCACAGAGCCGCAGGAGAACGGTGTACAGGACTGGATTTTGCCGATATCTGTCAGGTACACGAATGATTTTGAACTGTAAACCGACAGTACATTTTGAGTGCTGCCGCTAACCTATACCGCCTAAAAAGTTATAGGCAGAAAGGGCATTTTTCTATGATTGAAAGAAAATATCTTGCGCATTATTTAGATGCATCTTTTAACGGCACATCAGCAACTTACGTCCGCCTCGGCAAGGATCTGGAGGAGTACAACGAGGAACTGAACCCGGATGTGGAAGTCCAGAAAAACATTCTCGGTGAGCAGACCGTGAAACATTCCGGCTATGAGGTACAGGCTGACGCTGATCCGTTCTACTACGAGGACTATGACGATGCCCTCTCTAATAAGCTCATGGAAATCGCCAACACAAGAGCAACTGGCGACAAGTGCAAAACTACAATGGTTGACGTGCTTCTCAAGCCTGGAGAGACTGACGCAGCGGCTCCCACCGTTGTTTGGGCTTACCGTGAGGATGTCTATGTTATCCCCAACAGTGTCGGAGGCGATACCTCTGGCGTACAGATCCCATTCACGATTTACAAGGCTGGAAACCGCGTAAAAGGCACATGGGACGTTTCCAAGAAATCATTTACAGCATCCTTAAGCGAATAACTGAATAACGGAGGTATGAGGCATGGCAAGACAGATCACGATTGACGATCGGGAATATATCGAGATCGTTGACAAGAACGGAACCAAGACCGGCGGGTTTATGTGGAACCCTTCCGACTTTGACATCATCAAGCGTGCGGAGACCGTACAGAAAAAGTTCGGAGATCTGGATATCCCGGGGGCTGATGATCCGGAGGCACTGGACAAGATGACAGCCCCGGTAAAAGAACTCTTTGACGAACTTCTGAACTCCAATGGGGCGTCTGAGGAACTTTTCAAGTATTCAAATCCGTGGAGTCCGTGCGCAGACGGTCGTTTCTTCTGTGAGTACGTTCTCGATCAGCTGATTCATTTCATCGAGAATGAAATGAATGTCCGCATCAAAAAGAGTATTTCCCGTGTCAGAAATTATGTCGGGAAATACAGAAAATGAACGGGTATACACTACCCACTTCTGTAGAAATCAATGGGACGGAATATGCAATCAACGCAGACTTCCGTTCCATTATTGGAATTTTGGAGGCTTGCGAGGATCCGAATTGGACGGATGGCGAGAAGCAGGAAATCATGCTTGAAATCCTGTATAAGGACTTCGACAAGATCCCAAGAGAGTCGCGAGAGGAAGCCTGCAAGAAAGCTGTAGAATTCATCGATTGCGGAACGGAAGGGAAGAAGAACAGCCCCAGACTGATCAACTGGAATCAGGACGGCAGGATCATCGTCCCAGCCGTGAACAAAGTAGCCGGGACCGAAGTCCGCGCCGCATCATTTTTACACTGGTGGACGTTCCTCAGCTACTTCATGGAGATAGGTGACGGGCTGTTTTCTCAAGTGTTGGCGATCCGGCAGAAGAAAGCAAAGCACAAGAAGCTGGAGAAGTGGGAACGGGAATTTGAGCGAGAGAATGCCGAAATTGTAGGCATCAAAAAGATTTTGACGGATGAACAGAAAAAAGAGATGGAAGCACTGGAAAAATGGCTGTAAGGGGATGATTTAATGGGACAGGCTGACGGAACCATAGTAATTGATACAACGATCACAGACGAGGGATTTGTAGCCGGAACGAAGGAAATGGAAACCGCCGCACGCCGCATGGCGGAGTCTGTCTCTGGAATCGGAGACAAGGCGAAAGTAGCATTGCAGAAGCAAGCAAACGCATTCGCTAAGCTCAACAGCCAGTACGCGGAACAGACACGGAAGGTAGAAACCCTCAAGGAAAAGGTGGATGCTCTTAGGGAAGAAAAGATTCCTACACAGGAATACACTGACCTCAACAAAGAAATTGATTCCGTAAACAAAAAGCTTGATGCAGCGATCGAACGTGAAATTAAATTCATGGAGACCGGAGGAAAGCAGAATAGCCGGACCTTTAAAGGAATGGAATACGAAATTGATGTCTTACGAGGGAAGCTTGAGAAAGCCCAGAAAGCGAAGGAAGCGCTGGAATCCTCTGGCGGAGCATATATGTCTGGAGCTGACACAGAGTCAGGGCAGAAAGTTGTAGCGCAGTACGTCGCAGCTCAGGAAGATTTAAGAAATGCAAACGATCGCTTACGAACCTCCTTTGAAGGAATCAAAGCAAGTGTAAACGGATACAATGAAGCATTGAAGGCAGCAGAGGCGAAAGCCAGAGCAAAAGAAGCAAGGGAAGCAGCGAAAGCGGCGGCAGAAGCGGAGAAAGCCAGGGCTGCGGAAGAAGCGGCGCAGGCAGAAGCGGCAGAGCAGGCGCGTTTACAAGACATAGCGGATACAGCAAAAGTAGCTTCTTTCTACATTATAGGACTGCAAAGTGAACTCCAGGGTTTGCAGGCTCGACAGAATGATTTAAAAAGTGCTGGATTGGGATTTGGATATAAGGAGTTTGATCAAAATGCTGCAAAAATTGCAATAATAAATCGAGCTTTATCGGAATACGAGAAAGAGCTAACAAAGACAGATGAGGCTCAGGAAAAGGTCCAGAAGTCCAGCAAGGGAATGGGAGGATCTGTTGGGAAAGCTGGAATCAGTTTTAAGAAAATGCTGAGCTACGCATTTGGTATCCGCTCACTCTTCGCTCTTTTTAACCGTATACGAAGCGCCGTAAACGATGGGATGAAGAACCTCGTCCAGTATTCTGGCAGTACGAACAGCACGGTATCCGGACTGATGTCCTCACTGACACAGCTTAAGAACGCACTTGCAACAGCATTCGCCCCGATCCTTACGATGATCGCTCCGGCACTGAATACGCTCATCAGCCTTTTGACTACGGCCGCCAATGCAGTAGCACAATTTTTCTCGGCACTGACCGGCAAGAACACATTCGTGAAAGCCACAAAGGTGCAGGAGAATTATGCGTCCTCGTTGAAAAAAACAGGATCAGCAGCGAAGCAGGCAGAAAAAAGCCTTGCCTCGTTTGATACGATCGAACAGATTGGATCGAAAAGCAAGGATTCCGAATCCGGCGGTGGAGGCAGTAGCACGTCCCCACAAGACATGTTTACGACTGAACAGATCAGCTCCTCCATCAAAAACATGGCGGACACTATCAAAAAGCTGATCGCCGCAGAGGACTGGAAGGGAGTCGGAAACTACATCGGTACGCAGATCGGAACCGGCGTAAACTTTGCGATGGGAAAACTGGATCAGTTTCTTTCCACAACGAACTGGAAAGGAATCGGAACGGCGATCACTGCCGGACTTACAGGATTCTTCTCCACGTTTAGCTGGAGCACACTCGGAAGTGTAGTTTCTCATTTCGTTTCCGGACTTGTGCAGCTCATCACAGGACTGTTCCAAGGCGTTGATTGGCGCGCAATTCCTATGGGGCTCATCAATGCAATCGGGGGATTTCTTAAGGGATTCGACTATGCAAGCGTCTTTAGTTCGGTCGGAGAGCTGATCGGAACAGCGATTGCATCCGGAATAGATCTCCTGAAGGGACTCGGGGATGTACTCGCGAATGCGTGGGACAGTGTAGTTTCGTATTTCTCCGGATACATTGAAGCGTCCGGCGGGAATATCGTGCAGGGGCTTTGGAACGGAATCATCAATGCACTCCGAAATGTCGGATCATGGATTGTGAACAACATCTTCAAACCGTTTATCAATGGCTTCAAGTCTGCATTCGGGATCCACAGTCCGTCCACCGTCATGATGGAAATGGGACAGTACCTCATGGAAGGACTCCGTGACGGAATCAGCAATTTCATTTCTTCTGTTATCGCGAAATTTGCAGAGATCAAGGATAAGATCATCGCAAAATGGGACGAGACTAAGCAGAAGACACAGGAGAAATGGAGTAGCATTAAGAGCGGACTTGAAAGTACATGGACAGCGGTAAAAACATCCGCCAGTGAGAAGTTTCAGGCGATCAAGGAAACTGTATCAACGCGCTGGAGCGAGACGAAAACCAGCACTGAGAGCGCATGGGGATCTATCAACAGCACACTTGGAACAAAGTGGGAGGAGATTCGGAGCAACGCAACGGCGAAATTCGCGGCGATCAAGGACAGTGTTGTAGCCGCATGGAACACGTTAAAATCGGAGACCAGCACAATATGGAATGGCATCTGGGGCGCGATGAAATCCGTCATCAACACAATCCTCGGTGGTGTGGAGTCGATGGTGAACGGTGTCATCAATGCGCTGAATAGGATGATCAGCGCACTTAACAATCTGAGCTTTGATATTCCTGACTGGGTGCCTGGAATCGGCGGAGAATCCTTCGGACTGGACATTCCGACCGTAAGCAAGGTACATTTGCCGCGTCTGGCATCCGGTACGGTGGTGCCGCCACGCGCCGGTGAATTTGCGGCGATTCTGGGCGATAACAAACAGGAAACAGAGGTTGTTTCTCCGCTCAGCACAATGAAACAGGCACTTATGGAAGCACTTGCAGAGAGCGGAGTAGGCGGAAGCCAGCAAATCGTGATTCACTTTGAGGGAAACCTTGCACAGCTTGGGCGAGTATTGAAACCAGTAATTGATGCAGAAAACAACCGCGGAAGCGTGAGACTTGTAACAGGAGGAAACCGATGAGCCATTTTGCAGTATTTACCGTGGATGGAGTGGAATATGATGTCAATGTCATGAAGCTCTCAAGAAATGCAAAAGTGACGGATACGGACAACTCCGGGCGCACACTTGATGGCGTAATGCATCGGGACATCATTGGAACATACTACAATTACACGCTTGAAGTTGCCGCAAAAGAAGGAAAGCATCAGGATTACGACAGACTGTATGATGTGGTAAGTGCTCCGGTAGATAGCCATGATCTGGTTTTCCCGTACGGACAGGAAACATTATCATTTAAGGCATACATCACAGAAGCAAACGACACCATGATCCGCAAAGAGGGCGTTAATTTGTGGGGATATGATGACAATCTTAAGCTCAACTTTGTAGCGATGGAACCGCAGAGAAGGAGATAGCATGAAATGGGACGTATCAATCACGGCGAATGGAGAAGAGTATTACTCTTCCACGAATGAGCTGACCAATCAAGACAATCCAATTCCTGGGTATGCCTATCTCCTTCCGGGCTATTCCCTTCTGAATGGCAGCTACAAAAACGCTCCGGACAGGATCCCGGAGGGGAAAAGTGGGTATACCAGTAGCCAGATATCAGACACGAACGGAGACTTTGCAGACCCTCCGATTCTTCGGATCCATTTTGATAGGCTCAAGACTTCCAGAGGAATCACGCTGAATTTTAACGATATTTCCGGAGACTATGCGGATAAAGTTAATATTAAGTGGTATAAAAGCGGTGCTCTTGTGGAAAACATGGATTTTTCGCCGACATCAAGTGTGTATTTTTGCGAAGCATCTGTAAAGCTCCATAACGAGGTGGAAATTACGTTTCTTCACACTTCGCGGCCGTACCGCCATATTTGGATTTCGAAGATCACAAACTACAGGCTTGTGGACGCTGGAGGACTCAAGATCGTATATGGCGATATCGCCCTCGGAGCGAAAGAAAACGCAGAGTACAGCGTGAATGATGGTGGGCGGCTGGGCAATCTGAAAAATAAATATTCCTTCCCTGATGTGGCACTAAACTATCCGGGGTATTCCCTGCTGAATGGGGGATATAAGAACTATGATGTTTTCCCGGAAGTCGGATATATATCCCGGCTGGTATCGGATAAGAACGGGGATTTCCCGCACGGAATCATCCGCCCCACGGATGGTTTGGTTCCACATCCCGGACTGTATCCAAGCAGCGAATATGATCCGCCTACACTGATAGCGACATTCTCGGACAAGTACAGCAGCCAGGGCATTTCTCTGGTGTTCAACGATCATTCCGGAGACTATTGTTCTCAACTCACTATCACGTGGTATCGTGACGGCGAGACATTATCCTCTGAGACGTTCCAGCCTGACGGCTATGAGTATTTCTGCTATCATCCGGAGGAATATTACAATAGGATCACGATTGCCTTTGAAAAGACATCCAGACCGTTCAGGCCGGTGTTTTTATCAGACATCCAGTATGGGCTTGGGCGTACATTCTTGGATGACGAAGCGAAGAATGTAGATTGTTTTATTGAAATGAGCCCGATCAGCGAAGAGCTTAGTATCAACACATTAAGCTTCACGATCCGGAGCAAGTCGAACATTGCATTCAACTTCCAGCGCCGCCAGCAAATGAAATTATATTTCGATGAAAATATTATCGGAATTTTCTATTTGAAATCCGGGAAGCGTGTAAGCAAAACGGACTACGAGGTTAATACTGAGGATGCTGTGGGACTTTTAGACACGACAGACTTTATGGGCGGCATATACAATCATGAACCGGTTAAAAACGTCATAGCGGCGATTTTCGAAGGACAGGGGATTGATTATTTCCTTGATCAGACTTTGGAAAATCTGACAGTAAGCGGATACCTTCCAGTCTGCCGCAGGCGTGACGCACTTGCGCAAGTCGCTTTTGCGATCGGGGCATCCGTCAACACCGCGTATGATCTCAATTTGTACATCTATCCCCGGAACACGGGCATCATAAAGCCGCACGTGGGACTCCACCCTGGAAAAGAAATTGTACCGGGCATGAGAGTGACGAAGCAGAATTTTACGAAGTCCAACACTTTATCCGGGCTGACGATCGACCACAGTGACATCACCACCGGCGCGAAAGTGTACGCACATACTTATGTGAAATCTTCGGAATCGGAGGAACTCTACAAGGATACGCTGAATGGGACAGCTCAGATCACTTTTTCGGAAGCCCATTATGATCTCGCGATTACTGGTGGAACGATCAGCTCGTCCGGAGATAACTGGGCGATCATTGCTGGAACCGGCGGCGAGGTAGTTCTGACCGGGAAGAAATACACACACATGACAACTCTGTATGAGAAAACGAATCCAAACATATCGCAAAATGAGAATCTCGTGGAAGTGAAGGATGCGACACTCGTAAACCCTCAGAATGTGAATGAAGTTCTTAATCGTGTATACGATTATTACAGCAGCAACGAGTCTGTTTCCTGCCGTGTCTTACTCAATGAGGAAGAGTTAGGTGATATTGTTTCGGTAGATACAGACTTTGATGGGACACGGATCGGAGCCATTAAAAAGATGGATTTTACATTCACACGGGAAATGACAGCGGAGGTAGAGATAGGATGAGCGTTTTTGAGACTCTGATAACAGACCGCACGGCGGACGATGTAACAAACCGCACGGAAAAAGGCTGCATTGCTTATACGGACCTCAACCGTGTAGAAACAGCCTGCCGGGATCTTGCGGACATCCTGCTTGTGGACATCAATACAAAAACGGACTGGACAATGCGAGATTTCCGTACCGACAGCGATATGCAGCGGATCCGCGGCAACATACAGGCGCTGAGAGAGGCATACTTCACAAAGCCAACGACCCCGGCAACGCCGCAGAGAATCGAATATCAGTCAGTTACGGAAGCAAACAATATTGAACAGATCCTTGCGGATATCTATGAGATGTATCAGTCTTCCATGTCCGGGGCGCGGCGGCTTGCGTTCCGGCTGGGAACAAAGCCAATCGGAGACAGGAGGTAGCACATGGCATTAAAAACGAACTATAAGGATGACATCTATGAAGGGAACAGAAAATATAATCAGGTGAGTAACTCGGACGGGACAATTTCCCTTGTGGATCAGACCGATTACACGCAGGAGGGGGACCCATTTAAGGCTGAGGACATCAACGTGACAAATATGGCGATCAACCGGCTCTATGATGTGCGTACCGGCACATTGACGGCTGGGGGATGGACCACAAGTGCACCATACACGCAGACGATCACTGTTGAGGGACTTAAGGACACGGACCGCCCGGATATCTCCTGCACCGATGACCTGACATCTAAGGCAAGCAAAAAAGCACGCCGGAAGGAATGGAACAAGGTGGATCGGATCGTTACCGGGGATGGACAGCTCACGGCATACTGCAATTTCGACAAGCCGACCCTTGACTTGCCTATAGAAATCCACAGATCATAAGGAGGAACAGCATGGAAGAATTAGAGAAAAACGAGACCAGCACACAGGCAGAAGAAAATACAGTTTCTCTCGCATCCGCACAGGCTCTTGCTGATGCACTTGCAAAAATCGAAGCGTACACTCCTACTACTTGGGTAGATAACTCCTCTCCGGACATTGATGCGGAGCATCTGAATAAGCCGGAACAGGCAATCAAACGTGTCACGGATGCACTCAATTCCGCCGTTGATGTAATCAAGAATTTACAGTCTCAGGTAACAAAGAACGCTGGAGACATCTCGACTGTAAATAACAATTTGAGTAACAGCAGAAAAACGGTGCGTATTCCCACGAACATTACGACAGGGACCAATATTCTAAAACTTGATCCTGGATTTTATGCCCATGAAGATAATAAAGCTTCTAATCAAGATAAATTAAATATGGGATTTCCTGTTGCTGCATGGCACTCACATATACATGTTTTTGGTTCTTGGGCCAATGCAGAAAAGACTAACGGATATTTAACTTTCATCGTAGAGGATATGGGCGATAAAACTGCCGGAAAAATATATTATAGAGCACTTTCATGGGAAAGTTGGAGTCCGTGGAAAGTGATTTCAATGACTGACTTTTCAAGCGCTACGTGAGAGGAGTCTGATTGAGTAAACCGTTGCGTCACGAAACAACGCCTACTGTATTTCCAGTATATATGTTCCAATTCTTTCGACTGTTGCTTCGAGCATGAATTTATATTATCAAACACGCATTGCAATAATATTGACATTGAATGCTACATTTGATTTATCTGTATGAACGTATGGAATAATAGTATCTCCTTTTTTTGCGTTTATAGCAACACAAACACCTTCGTATGCTATTCTCGAATCATAGCCCTGTGTAATGCCTCTGTGATAAAAGCTTACAAAATTTGTTTTTCCAAATGGCAAGATTGCACGATTGGCTGTTATCTGCATTTGAGCATACATAGAACATGTTTCATCTGTGGGGTTTTGTAATTCATATGTCATTAAAAGAATATAGTTTCCGTCAGATGGTAACGTCAAAACAGCTGTATTTGTTCCAACCGCCCATTCTGCTGTTGTATATATTCCACTTGCCGTTGTTACTGTTCCAATATTACTCAAATTGTTATTTACATAACACATTTTAATTCAAAAAAGAAAGGAGATATTATACTATGGCAGATGCCTTTTTAAAGCAGTATGGCGGGTCTGGTGCCGGATCCGATGACTGCACAGCAAAACGAAATCAGGTACTCGCAGGCGTGACGGCCGTCACCAGCGACAGTGATGATGAAGCACTGACCGGCACAATGCCGGAGCGTGGAAATCTGTCCAGAACACTTTCCGCCGGGGAGTCCGTGACCTTATTAGAAGGACATTATACTGGCGGATCAGTATCGGCGAGGAATCTGGCAAGCCAGACAAGCGGAGCTACAGCGGAAGATCGCTATGTCGTTAAAGGAAAAACATACTGGAAAGACGGCGTTCTCCGCACTGGTACAATGGAAATCCAGTCCGCAATATCTTTTAGCGCAGCCGCCCGTTCCTACAACACGATCCGAATTAGCTGGAAGAACCCAGCAAAAGGACCGTGGCAGGGTATCATCGTGCGGATGTCTACGTCCGGCACACCGGGAACGAGCGGCGGATCAGAAGTGTATCGCGGAGCTGGAAACAACCCGAATCAGGCAGGTGGAGATAACTATGTGGACATTGCAGGGCTGAGCCCGAGTATCACATACTATTTCACATGTACGAGCTATGTGACAGGGCTTTCAAATGGCACAAGCGCGAACGTACAGGCCATTACAAAGCCTAAAACAGTTGAAATGCTGTGGAGTGAGTATAAATATCCAACATGTCAGACTGTTTTCAAGAGAAATTACGACACCGATTCTCCTGGATGTTATAGTAGCATCTGGACACCATCAGATAACCGACTTGTGAACGGGGATAGCCGCACAGATAACTATTTCGCCCTCAGCATAAAACTTAACGAAATGCTTCTGATGCTAGTGAATGAGCGTAAACCAAAGTCGAGTTTTACATCTGCGACAATGAGCACTGCTGACATACAATCATTTGTGGGGCGAGGAATAAGGCTTGTGGAAAGCACTGGAACAGTCAAATTGGATCTCGGGAAAATTTTGACAGCGGAACTGTTGGAGGAATCAAGCTATGCGTCAAGCGGAAATTACTATCATCACATATATTTGACATTTACATTTGCTAATGCGCTGATAATGGGCGGAACTGCGCCGTATATTGGTCCTGGTGGATATATCGAGTTTTATTAGAGGGTGATTACATGAGAGATATTACATTATGCCATCCGCGGCTTCAGAAACTCGCGGTTGAGCTGATACAGAAATGCGCCGATCAGGGATTAAAAATCAAGATCGGCGAGACCTTCCGCACTGTGGCGGAGCAGGATGCACTTTATGCGCAGGGGCGAACAAAGCCGGGCAATAAGGTGACGAATGCCCGCGGCACGAGCTATAGCTCTTTCCATCAGTGGGGAACCGCCTTTGACATCTACCGCGCAGACGGGAAGGGTGCTTACTATGATGTGGACGGATTCTTTTCCCGTGTAGGTGCGATCGGAGTTTCCCTTGGGCTTGAGTGGGGCGGCAACTGGACAAGCATTAAAGACAAGCCACATTTTCAGCTCCCGGACTGGGGAAGCAGCACGAAGAAAATCAAAGCCTTATACGCCACTCCGCAGGATTTCATCGCGACATGGGAGAGAGATACCGCCGCCCTTCCGGAAGGCTGGGTACACGACTCTCATGGCTGGTGGTGGCGGAATGCGGATGGATCCTATCCAAAACTGTGTTGGAGAACCATCAATCACCATTATTATCTCTTCGGTGCGTCCGGCTATATGCTGACCGGCTGGGTACAGTTTGACGGCACCAAGACCGGTACGGGCGACTGGTTCTATCTTGAGGAGTCCGGCGAATACGAGGGTGCGTGTTGGCACGCGAAGGGAGACAACGGCGCTATGGAACGGTGGTATGTGGAGTGATTTTCGTGTTGCATTTCGTGTTGCATAGTGCTTTAAGTATAGCAAGAAATCATAAAAACATTATAGATAACTACAATTATTAAAACCATGTAAATCGCATAAAATAAGGGGATTCCAAGAAAACCCAGTATTTTCAAGGAATCCCTTTATATCCATATAAACCGGTTCAAGTCCGGTCACCGGCATGAAAGAAGCTTGTATTTACAGGCTTCTTTTTTTGTTTTATAGGATAAAGTAAATGGATGGAATCTATTGGAGATTTTAAGATAATCTGTGATACAGACAGATCGAGTTAAGAGAAGGATAATAAGAAAGATATGAGGTCGTGCTTTACGAGCACGGCCTTTTTGCAAAATGTTTGCAGGTCACTTGTTTCTCTGGTGAAAGTGTGATATTTTTTTAAATGTGAGTTAGCTTACACTAACAATGTAATTGCCCCAGCCACCACACACATGATATTTTGGGATAACTACTTCGCATGAGTACATATTGTCCGTGAAACAATGGCCCGACTGCGGCTTCCATAAATTGCTGTTTATTTTTGAAAGAAAGAGGAAGAAAAATGAAACACTTAGTTAAACTGGCCTGAATCATACCGGGTTTTCTGTGTCTGGGACTCGGCACAATCGGGATCGTACTTCCGATCCTGCCGACGGTCCCGTTTTATATGGCAGCGCTTTTCTGTTTGTCCTTCTTTTGGGGATCACGATCACGGCCAGGGCAGAGGAACTGCCCTGCCGTACAGCAAAGGCGGTGGGGTCCTATAAGGATCCCACGACCGGAGCGATCGAGGATGACGGCAAGGAGTAAAAAAGGCTTTTTGTTTCTTCTTGGAATAAGTCTGCTTCTGACATTGAGCGGATGCGTCGATCAGCATCCAAAAGAACAGAACAGCCGGGGAACGGCGGAGGCAGAAGGAGAGCCGAGGATCGCAGCGACGAGTGTTGCAGTCATGCAGATCTGTGAAAAACTGGATCTCGATCTGGTGGGAGTCCCGCATATAGACCTGGCAGAAATTCCGTCCAGATATGAAAAGGCGGCAGAGGTGGGAAGTCCGGTGAGTCCGGATCCTGGATCTTCCGGAACCGCGACAGGGGGAAGAAGCTCCTCCGGATGGTCCGCTATCCGTTGCTTTCCGGGATGTACATTTTTCCTACGATGAAGAAAGAGAAATTCTGAAAGGGATCGATCTGGAACTGCCGCCGGGAAACA